TCCCGAATCTGTACGTCGCTGTCCACGCCCACGCGCCGGACCAGAAACACGTCAAACCAGTCCCGCGTCAGTTCCCCGCCGTACTTCTCCGCCAGCCCGCCTTCGCCCAGCAGGGCCTCCACGGGATTGACGTTCTCAAGGCTCACGTCCTGCGCCGTGGAGGTCAGGTCGGAATAGAAGGTGAAGCCATGCCCGGAAAGGCAGGCGGAGGCAAGCCCCTGCACGGCGGAAGCCCCAGCCGCGGAGGCTGAGGTCCTGAGGGATTTGACCATGTTGTCCAAAAGGTCGTAGAAGATATGGCGGGCGTAGACCGTGACCT